AGCAACAGAGGGCCTTGGAGCTTGCAGGTCAGCGCGCAGTGCTCGGCGTGGGGCAGGGTGATCGCCAGAACGCGCTGAGCGGCGAGTTGAACAGCCAGCAGGACCGGTTTGCTCAGCAGTCGCTGGAGCTTGCCAGCCAGAAGTCCGACCCATCGCGCAACATGTCGGAGGAAGAGTTTAAACGGAAGTCGCAGGCACTCGCAGACGCGAACAAGGCCGCCACCGACCAGATCCGGCAGAACTATGCGGATGTGGAGAATGCCCAGGGCGATTGGACCAAGGGCGCGACTGCGGCGTGGGACAACTACCTGGATTCGGCGCGCAACATTGCCGGACAGACAAAAAGCCTGTTCGGTAATGCCTTCAGCTCCATGGAGGACTCGATCGTCAACTTCGCCATGACTGGGAAGCTTTCCTTTGCGGACTTCACCAAGTCGATACTGGCGGACATGGCGCGTATCGCTACCCGCCAGGCCAGTTCGGCTTTGCTGGGTAGCCTGGTTGGCGCAGCAGCGAGCTACTTCGGTGGTAGCGCTGCTGGTGGAGGCAATGGCATGGCCGCCGGGTCTGCGGGTGCCACGTCGTCAAACCTCGGGGCATCATCTGCCGGATACTCCAGCACCTACTTCCCGCAAGCCAAGGGCGGCGCGTGGTCGAGCGGTGTGCAGATGTTCGCCGACGGCGGTGCGTTCACCAACTCCATTGTCAGTAAGCCAACGGCCTTCGGTATGGCCAATGGCAAGACTGGCGTCATGGGAGAGGCAGGAGAAGAGGCAATTATGCCGCTGACCAGAACCTCCAGCGGGAAGCTGGGTGTTATGGCCATGGGCGGTGGCGGGGCGGGTGCAACTCAGATCAACGTCGAGGTGCACATCGATGGTGACGGCAACGCGTCGTCCTCTTCTGACGACCCTGGCTACGACCTATTCGGCAAAGAGCTGGCAGCGTTCGTCGAGCAGAAGTACCAGGAGCTGCGGACGAAGGACATGCGCCAAGGCGGCGTCATCAACAAAGCAATCAAGGGGCGCTGATGGCAATCGAACGATTCATCTGGGAGACGGAGAAGGGCGCGGAAGGGGATGTCGCCCAGCGCGTCCGCACCAAGCAGTTCGGAGACGGGTACGAGCAGTCGGTCGAGGACGGCTTCAACAACCAGTCTCAGTCCTGGCCGCTCACCTTCACCGGCGCCAAGCCCCGGGTTCTGTTAATCAAGGCGTTCCTTGATCGGCACAAGGGGGCAAAGGCGTTTCTCTGGACGCCTCCCCTTGGGGATCTGGGCCTCTACAAGTGTAACGGCTACAAGCCCGTGCACCGCGGAGGCCAGGTCTACGTCATCAACGTCACCTTTCAGCAAACCTTTCACCCCTGAGATAACTGCCCATGGCACTGATCACGGACATCCAGAAACTGGAGCCCGGCGGCGAAATTCGCCTGTTTGAAATTGACGGGACTGAGTACGGCGCGGATTACCTGCGCTTTCACGGGCACGCTATTCCGCATACATCCGAAGAACTGCTGGCTTACGAGCATTCCGACGAGGAGCTCCCGGCCAAGTCGATTTGGTGGCAAGGCGAGGAGTACGCGGCCTGGCCGGTGCAGATTGAGGGCATTTCTTCGAGCAGCGACGGCACCGCCTCTCGGCCGACTTTCGCCGCCGGCAACGTCAATGGGCGCGTCACGGCGCTGTGCCTCGCCTTCGAGGACCTGCTGAAGTTCAAGCTGACGGTTCGCGAGACGCTGGCCAAGTACCTGGACGCGGCAAACTTCCCCGAGGGAAACCCAGCTGCTGATCCTACTCAGGAAGCGCTGGAGATCTGGTACATCGACCAGAAAACCAGTGAGGATGGCGAGGCCGTGGTCTGGGAGCTGTCATCCCCGGGCGAGATCGATAACCACGGGCTTCCCGGGCGCCAGATGACAACGTTCTGCCACTGGGCCATGACCAATGGTTACAGGGGGCCAGACTGTGGCTACACCGGTGCGGCGATGTTCGACGATGAGGACAACCCCACGGATGACCGGGCCAAGGATCAGTGCAAGGGCTGTTTGTCGTCCTGCAAGTTGCGCTTCGGCGAGACCGAAGAGCTCAGCTTCGGTGGGTTCCCTGCCGTTTCCCTCATTGCCCGGAGCTGATCATGCGAAAACACATCATTGCGGCCATCCAGGCGCATGCGGCGGCGGAGTACCCGAAAGAGTGCTGCGGCCTGCTGCTGGCTGTTGGGCGGGCCCAGAAGTATTTCCCGTGCCGGAACATTGCCACGGAGCCGAGCGAGGAGTTCCGGCTCGATCCCGAGGACTACGCTGCGGCGGAAGACCTGGGTGAGGTTATCGGCATCGTTCACTCGCACCCGGACGCCACCAGCAGGCCGTCACCGCACGACCTGGCTATGTGCGAGGCCACGGCCTTGCCCTGGCATATTTTGAGCTGGCCCGAGGGCGACCTACGAACGATCACGCCGACCGGCCATACGCAACTGCTCAATCGTCCGTTCGTGCACGGCGCCTGGGACTGCTGGCAGGTCTGCGCTGATTGGTATCAGAGTGAGTGGGGGCTGGAGTTTGAAGCCTTCCAGCGAACTGATGGCTGGTGGGAGGGCGCCGAGAACACCAGCTTGTACGAGGCGAACTACGAGGCCGCCGGGTTTGTTCGCGTCGACCGACCGCAGCGAGGCGATTTGATCGTCATGCATGTTGGCCGGACGGCACACCCGAACCATGCTGGCATATACCTTGGCACCGATCCGGCGCTATCTGGCGAGGATGCTGCTACGTTTGGCCCAGGCCCATTTCTGCTGCACCACCTGTATGGAAGGCCATCCGAGATCATCGTCTATGGCGGGCCCTGGCACGACCGAACACGTCTGATCCTCAGGCACAAAGACGCAAAACAACCAACATGACGCGGCATGGCCGCAGGAGAAGGGTATGAGCTCTGTTCAGCGTGAAGTAAAGGACCTCGGGGCGGCTAAATCACTGCATTGGTCGATAGCACACGAAATTCAGTTCGCCACACAGGCGGATGTTTTTGATGGCGACGTTGATAAAAAATTGAAGCCGCGAAAGGGGTCATTAAGAGTCTTTGATGAAGATGGGCTGACTCATCGCGAACGACTGCCAGCCGATCTAACTTTTTGCGTTAGAGCTTTTTCTCAGCCGCAGCCACGAACAGCTTCATGGTTCCATCGTAAAGGGGGTGATTTTTTAAACTCGTCTCGCGATTTTCACCTTTTTCCTTGATTGCTGCTAAAGCGGTTTTGAAAAGGTGGGGATGAAGATTCCCGCTGTTCGCTAGGCATGCAATCACGGCGCTAATGGCGTCAGTATTCGCCATTATCACAGCGCTTGAATCAAACTCCTGTTTCTCGCTCACATCGACCTCCAGGTCATAAACGCGCCGATATTGGCGCAACCCCAGTCCTTGGGCTTGCAGGCGAAGGACTGGGAAATCCTTTACCGAGACTTCTTATCCCATGCAGTGACGTAGCCGTCCTCAACGGTTATGCGTAACCCATAACGATTCACACCATTGCGATGGTACTTCCAAATGTCTCTGTTTTTGGTCTTCAAGAGTTTGTGATCTGTTGCGACGGGCGGGCCAAGGGAGTCGGTCAGTTGCTCAGCTGTCTGGCCGACCCAGACCTGCCTTGCGAGGATGTTTTGTACGATACTTTCGTCGTGATAACGATCGCGTAGGTACTTCAGGCGCGCTCGCTTCTTCGCGCTGTTCCTCAGTATCGCCAGCACCAAAAGCGCTGCGATGACGGCTGCTGGAATCTGCCAGCCAACAGACTTGTTCACCTTGTCGAAGAGATAAACCGGCACAGCTACGATCAGGCCGATCATAAATAACCAGCCATAGAGCGCTTGCTCGGCCTTTGAGGCTCTTTTAGCCATTTTCACTATCCCTGTGCGCTGCCGTTGATGTCGGAAAGCTACTACGCCAAGCTTCAGCCCCGCCACTGGCATTCCATCCACGCTGGATGCCTGGACAGGTCCTTATCTGGATATTTTGTGTTTTTTGGTTTTGCGGGCACTATCAGGGGTCAATACTCAGGAATAGAGGTGGCGCGTGAAAAAAGATGATGAATTCGAAATCACGAACCCATTCACCGGTCGGCCGTTCACTATTGCCCCCGATGGAACAGCTATGGAGGGGATGACATTTAAGACAAAAGAGGAGCGGAAAGCGTTTATCGCTGCTCACTGGCCAGAGGCTGTCGTTGAAATGGTTGAGGTCCCTGTTAAGTGATCTCGTCTCCGCCATACCAAAGAGGGAACGAAATGCGGATTTTGATAGCGGCGGTAGCGGTGGCGATGCTGGCGGGTTGCTCGACATCTGGAATGCAGCAGGGGGAGCCTTCGTTTTCCGCGCAATCGCAGAAGACACCACAGCAGTATGCTCGCTGCCTTGGCCCTAAATGGCAGGAATTCAACCCGTCAACTAGCTCCATAGAAACGGAGAGTGGCTACAAGCTTTCCGCATCGACAGCTTTCACCGGGGTTGTCGCGCTCGCAGTTGTAGATAAGTCTTCAAGCGGTTCGCTGGTAAAGGTATTCCTCCCAATGGACTGGGCTGGAACGGCTGGCTGGAAGGATGCTGCAAAAGCTTGCATTTAAATATTTCATCGCGAAATTAAAGGCCGCCCACGAGGCGGCTTTTTTACACCTGGAGAAAAGCAATGGCCGCACTCGCTATCGAATATCAACCAATGACTACGATCTTGTTGTATGGGCAGCTTCGGCAATTCGGACGCTCTTTTCGGCTTTCTGTGCGGACCCCGGCCGAGGCGATCAAGGCGCTTTGCGTGCAAATTCCTGGCTTTGAGCGCTTTATCTCCAACGCAAAGTCGAGAGGTTTGGAGTTCGCTGTCTTTCGAGGAAAGAATAATCTCGAAGAAAAGGAGCTTTGCTACGAAGGTACTGGCGACATTCGTATCGCTCCCGTGATTACGGGCAGCAAACGGGCCGGTCTGCTTCAAACTATTGTCGGAGCAGTGATGATCGTTGCTGGTGTTGTGGTGAGCGGCATGTCATTTGGCCTTGCCTCACCTATCGGCGCCGCTCTGATCGCTGGCGGTATCGGGATGGTCGCCGGCGGAGTAATTCAGATGCTCAGCCCCCAGGCCGGCGGCCTCAAGACCACTGCTGCGCCTGAGAATACCCCCGGCTATGCCTTCGGCAGCGCCAAAAACACCACGGCATCCGGTAACCCGGTCCCTCTGTGCGCAGGGCGACGTCCTTGGGGTGGGGCAATCATTAGTGCAGCGATTTACGCCGAAGACCAGATGTAGCCCGCACGTGAAGCACCGCAGCCGCCCTTGAGGCGGCTTTTTATTGCCTGGAGGAAAGCATGGGCGCAGTACGCAAAATTGATATCCGCGGCGCCAAGGGTGGCGAAGCAAAGCCTAAAACCCCAACCGAGGCCCCGGACAGTCTGCGCTCAGTGGCCATTGCAAAGATGTTGATTGCTGTAGGCGAGGGAGAGTTTGAAGGCACACCTACGGATCGCGACATCCGCCTCGACGGTACCCCGTTGCAGGATCCCCAAGGCAACATGAACTTCCCGAACGTGAAGTGGGAGTGGCGCACCGGAGCGGTGGACCAGACTTATATCCAGGGCATCCCGTCGATCGAGAACGAAACGACGATCAGCACCGAGCTGCGCAGCGGTACGCCTTGGGTTCGAGCGATCAGCAATACCCAGCTTTCTGCCGTGCGAGTACGTTTCGCCTGGCCGGCGCTCCAGTCCGTGGATGCGAGCGGCAATATCAATGGCTACCGGATCGAATATAAGGTCGAAGTGGCCACCGACGGCGGCGCCTACCAGCAGGTGCTGAGCGAGGCCGTCGACGGCAAGACCACGACTGTGTACGAGCGAACTCGCCGAATCGACCTGCCTAAGGCAGTCAGCGGTTGGCTGATGCGCATCACGCGACTGACGATCAATCAAAACAACAACAAAATCTCCGACACGATGCAGATTGCCGGCTTCACGGAGGTGATCGACGCGAAGATCCGCTACCCGAATACCGCGCTACTTTACATCGAGTTCTCCGCTGAGCAGTTCCGCAGCATTCCTGCTGTGACTGTCGTGTGTGATGGCCGAAAATGGCAGGTTCCAAGCAACTACGACTCGCGTTCTCGCAGCTATACAGGCGTGTGGGATGGCACCTTCAAAGAGGCTTGGACGGACAACCCCGTCTGGCACACCTACGGCATCACCACCAACGACCGATTCGGCCTCGGTCGCCGCATCAAGCCGTGGATGGTCGACAAGTGGGAGCTGTACCGCATCTCGCAGTATTGCGATCAGCAGGTGCCGGATGGGAAGGGTGGTATGGAGCCGCGCTTTATCTGCAACCTCAACCTTCAGAGCAAGGCTGACGCGTGGTCGCTGCTACGTGATATCTCGGCGATCTATCGGGGCATGACTTACTGGGCCCAGGGCCAGGTCTTCACCCTGTCAGATATGCCGCGCGCTACGGACTTCGACTTCGCCTACACACGCGCGAACGTTATTGATGGCAAGTTCACATATTCCAGCGCGTCGGAGCGTACCCGCTATAGCCGGGCCCTGGTCAGCTACGACAACCGTGAGAATAACCACGATACCGACGTCACTTCTGTCACTGACCAGAAGCTGCAGCGTCGCTACGGCGATAACCCGCTTGAAATCAGTGCTATTGCATGTGATCGCGAGTCGGAGGCCCAGCGCCGCGGTAAGTGGGCGCTGCTGACGAACTCCAAGGATCGGGCCGTTACCTTCAAGGTTGGTCTCGACGGGCGTATCCCGCTGCCTGGCTATGTGATCCCGATCGCCGACGAACTCCTGGCCGGTCGGCCGGTGGGCGGACGCATCTCGGCGGTGAATGGCAAAGTCATCAAACTGGACCGCGACACCCAGGCCAAGCCCGGTGACCGATTGATCCTCAACCTGCCCGACGGCAAGTGCGAGGGGCGCACCGTGCAGTTGGTCAGCGGCCGGCAGGTCACCGTTACCGTTGCCTACTCCGTTGCGCCCGAGCCCGAACTGGTGTGGGCGCTGGATGCCGACGACCTCGCCATCCCGCTGTACAGGGTGGTGAGCGTGGCCCGGCCGGAGCCTGGCGTCTTTGAAATCTCGGCCGTGCAGTACGACCCAAGCAAATTCGCGCACATCGACACTGGCGCACGCCTTGAAGAACGCCCAATCAGTGTTGTGCCGATCAAAGTGGTACCGGCACCTGCGAGCGTCGACATCACGTCGAACCTCGCGATCGACCAAGGCCTGGCAATCAGCACCATGAACATCTCCTGGCCATCCGTACCTGGTGCGGTCGCTTATGACGTGGAGTGGCGCAAGGACAGCGGCAACTGGATCAAGCTGCAGCGCACTGGCTCGACGAGCGTGGACGTTACTGGCATCTATTCGGGCGCCTATCTGGCCCGGGTACGGTCTGTGAGTGCCTTCGAAATCTCTTCGATTTGGAAGAGCTCAAACCTGACCAACCTGAAGGGTAAAGAGGGCCTGCCGCCGGCTGTGGCGTTCCTGACCACCTCCAGCCTGGTCTATGGCATCGGTATCCAGTGGGGCTTTCCACCAGGTGCAGAGGACACCCAGCGGACGGAGGTCTGGTATAGCGAGTCGCCGGACCTGACAACGGCCGCGAAGCTGAGCGACTTCAGCTATCCGCAGGCCAAGCATGAAATGCACAGCCTGCTGGCAGGGGCGAGCCTGTTTTTCTGGGCGCGCCTGGTGGACCGTACCGGCAACGTTGGCCCGTTCTTCCCGATCCCTGGCGCGGTCAATGGCCAGGCCAGCTCGGACCAGACCGAGTACGAGAAGTACTTTGCCGACAAGATCGGCAAGGGCGCGCTGTATCCAGGCCTGCGAGATGAGATCGCTCTGATTTCGGGGGACGGCGACGGGTCGGTCAACGAACGGCTGAAAGAGGCCAAGGCAGAGCTGGAGGGACTGCTGGGCCAGATCACCGGGGCGGAGCCATACAACCCGGATGAGCCCTACGCCGCTGGCGCATTCACGCAAAAGGATGGGCACCTGTACCAGGCGACTGGCCCGGTACCGGCCGGCGAAGCGCCGCCAAACCCGCTGTACTGGAAGGATATCGGAACGATCCTGCAAACCACCAACGCGCTGGCCCAGCAGGTTCAACTGGTCACCAGCATGATCGAGGAGATCGAGGGCCAGGTGGTGGCCACGGCTACATCGGTTGAGGCATTGCGCTCGGCCGCCCGTGGTGATGATGGTGCGGGCGACCTGGCGGACGCGGTGAAAGGCTGGCAATCGACCGCTGATCTCGGGATTGAGAAGCGCACGCGGGCTTCTGAAAGCGATGCAATGGCGCGGCAACTCACCACGATGGAGGCGCGGGTGGGGGCGAACCAGTCCGGGCTGACCGTGCTGGAGCAGGTGGTGGCCACCAACAAGCAGACGGCAGCCACCCAACTGACGCAGCTCAAAAGCGACCTGGAGTTGACCGAAGGGAAGGTAGCCGGCAATGCGCAGGCAATCACCGGCCTCGACACCAAGGTCACCAACCTCGACGGGAAGGTCACGTCTCAAGCGTCCAGCAATGAGGCGCTGCGGGCTTCGGTGCGCGGCGATGATGGTGCCGGCGATCTTGCCGGCGCGATCAAGGCCTGGGAGGCGACGGCCAGTTTTGAGGATGAGAAGAAGGTCCAGGCTACTGCGACTGAGGCGCTGGCCAAGAGGACAGAAACCCTGCAGTCGAGCATCGGCCAGACCAGTGCATCTGTGCAGGCCGTCAGCGAGACCGTGGTCCAACTCGACGGTAAGGTGTCTGCCCAGACCACCATGAAGGCTCAAACCATTGTGGATGGTCGGAAGGTTGTGACCGGGTTGGCGTTTGGTTCGGATGGTGAACAGTCGGAGTTCTTAATCTTTGCGCAGCGATTTGCAGTCGTGAACGAGATCGACGGAACAGTCATCCCGATGTTTGTGGTCCAGAACAATCAGGTTGTTTTCAACACCGCGATCATCAGCAAGGCGCTTATCCAGGAGATCATCCTAGGGATGAACATCCGGTCTCCAGCGGTTGACTCGCAAGGGCGGCCACTACTTGAGATCAACGTTCCGGCAGGGAAACTCGTCTTCCGTAGTGAGGATGAAGATGGATCTATCTTGCTCAACAGCGATGGCCTTGCAGTGTATGACGGCAACTACAAGCGCAGAACAATGAACGGCAGGCTCACACCGCCAAGCTAATTACTTTGGGAGGTATTACCGTGGAGTATGGCTTCTGGGTTTTCGATAAAAACGAAGTTCAAACTCTGGGGATGGAAGATTTCACCCTGCAAAAGTTAGCGGTAATGATAGTTCCTGCCGCAACTGGTGGGGGGCGGGGTTCTAACTACGAGTACATCCTTATGGATGTTCCAGGTTATGACCCTGCCAGCTGCTTTGTCACGATCACCCCTAAAGTTTATGCACCATATGACCAGATTGGCCGCCCTGATACTTGGGGCGGACTGCCCACCTATACCGATTTGGGAGGGACGAGAATTGCGATTTATACCCAGATCAATTACCGCGAGCCGGATGGTGGTGGCGGTGGCAAAAACCGGGAGATGTGGACGCGCAATGTCGTAGAGAGCGTTGTGGAAGTGGTCAAGGTGAATTGATATGGATGACTATGGCTTCGTTGCCGAAAACGATTACGGCTCAGTCAGTATCAGTAGCGTGTACAAAGTTTTGGTGTTCTCTGAAAGGGGGCAGTTCAGGATTCAATCTCGCTACACCGATAAGCCCGGTAAAGGGCAGTATACCTTTGCCAAGCCCATCCTAACGGTGGAGCCACCCCAGATATTTTTGCGGACGATAACGGCCTCACACGACAACCTCGGTCTGTATATCTCAATCGAAGGATCGTCAGGCAACTGGACCGGTTTTCATGTCACGTCAGCAGTTCGGGGCGGCAGTGTATTGCAGGATTACTTAATGGAATTTGTGTCCTGCAAATACTCTGATCAGCAAAGTGATGCCGAGTTTGGGATGGAGGTAAGAGATGGGCAGGAGCAAATAGTCTATGTCTCAAGTGATCGAGTTGTTCGCTTTGGGAAGTTTGCAAAAAAGTGGACTGTCGGCAGAGGATTTTATGTCGATACCTACTACAGCGATGTAGTGATTGATACGAGCGACTTCATATGCGTTTCAAGTATGGATCGCGGCATCATGTGGTTTGCAAATAACTCACAGTATGCAGGTATCACCATTTTGGATGGTGGCGTTCCGGTGTTGCAGATATTCAACCAGAAGCAATACCTCGACCGGTTTTACTGGCAGGGCTCAGACGGCTTTTTTCTTGGCGTACCTGTCTGCAAGTTTCCAATAGAACGTTACTACAACTAATTACAAGTGCCGATGTGGGCACTCAACTGGAGAAACCTATGGCTTCTTGGTTTTCAGAAGGGACTGTGAGCGTGCAGAACGGGAGCCCGACAGTAACGGGCGTCGGCACCAAGTTCTCGAACTGCCGTGCGGGGGATATGTTTGTCGGCCCTGACCAGGGCATCTATCAAGTGATCAATCCCGCAAGCGATACCTCGCTTGCCATTTCGCCGGCGTACCGTGGGCCGGCCGTTGGCGGCGCCGGGTATGGGATTGTGCCCGTCAATGGCTACCCCAAGGCCCTGGCCGACGCGGTGAACCAATTTGTTCAGCTGTGGGGCGCTACGCTCGCGGGCCTGGGTGATGTGTCCACTCAGGATGTCGTGCCGGTGGCCATGGGCGGTACCGGTGGCAGAAACCCGGCTGAGGGTCGCTCAGGCCTAGGGCTGGGTACTGCGGCAACAGCGACCGTGACCGTGGGTAATAGCGACACTACGGGTGGCCGTGTGTTGAAAGTCGGGGATTTTGGCGTTGGCGCAGATTGCGTAATCGTCTCTGACTGGAACGATGCTTATAACAATCTTGGTAGCGCGTTCATCGCGGGCAACGCTGTCTCTCCTGGCGGCACGGGAGAAGCGATTAACGCAACTGGCATCAACCTCAGGCGGGGCGGCCTGGTGGGTGCCCAGTTGATGATTTACAACGGCGATAACCGACTCTTCTTTCGATCTGCGTTCGGTGGGTTCGCCCCATGGGTGCAGGTTTACCACACTGGCAACACCACCCGCATGGCCGACAACACACTGAGGGCGATCTGATCATGGCAAGAGCAGCAATTAACATCACCGGCACGGGTGAAAAGTTCGATTTCGTCTCGCTGGGCGGGACCGAGGTGACCTGTTATCGCCAGAGCGTGGGCGTTTACTGTGTCACTGGCACCCTGGGCATGGTCCCATTTCCAC